CATAGCAGAACACCCCCTCTTTGTGCCGATAGGGGCCATAGTAGGTACAGAAGTCATCCACCAGTTCCGGCAGACGGCGCTCGTATTTCGTGTAGAAGGACTTCAGGATGCGAAGCTTCAGATCCTTGCCCGGCTGACCAACGACCAGCCAGTTGATGTTGGCGTTAGCGTCGAAGGCGATATAAAGCGGCTCTTTCTTCTCAATGTCCGCATCCATACGGCAGTCTACGTGGCGCAGCTTATCCATATCGAAGTTGAGCGAGTCGATATACGTCTTGTCGACAGCGGTATACAGGTTCCTGTCGCTCTTCGAGTTGTAGAAGGAGTCTTCCGAGTGCTCCACCCTTCGGCACATGATCGTTGTGCGGAAGGTTGCCGGAGGCATGTCACGATGGCATTGCCGGATGAAGTCCTCGCCCAGGATCTCCAGATTCTCGATGCTGGAGAACTCCTTATATAAATAGGTATCGGACCTGAGCATATTGATGACCTTCGATAACCGCTTGAGCTGGAAACGCTCCTGGGCCGTCACCTCTTCGTGGCGCTCTATCTTATCAGCTATCCTGTTCCGAAGCTGATAGAAGGAAGCCAGCAGGCCCTCGAGGACTTTCATATTGGCCTTGTCGCACTTTTCGCGGTCGCTCAGGAACCACGAGCCTTTCTTGGTGGTGGGCATATCCGAGAACTTGGCGATGCCATGGTGGAAGTACAAGTGTCCGAAGGCGTTGCCGTTACCTCGGTTGGCAGGCATCGTCTCATCCTTGAACTGGGCAAAGTCAATGAACTTTGCTTCGTCGACCAGGACGTAATCGAACGACTGCGAGTTTGACGTGCCTTTGCGGTCCTGGGAGATGACGGTGGCGTAAGCTCCAGTATAGAAGGACAGCGTGTTTTCCCAATTCAAGGGCTTGATGATGGGCTCCTTCCATCCCCAAGCCTTGGCAGGTTTCTTTCCCCAGGTATAGTGGACACCCTCCACAAATCCCCATCGACGGAGATGTGTGTCCCACGACGGGATGATATTCGTCCACATGCGTTTGGAGTTTGGACCTACCAAAGCAGTATTCGAGCCCGGCATCTGCTCGATGTTCCTACGTAGCAGGCAGGCAGCTATCAGACCCTTGCCGATGCCGCGGCCTCCTACGACTGTCATGTCCTTGGTGTTCAGTGCCAGGACATACGACTGTGCTCTATTCAGATACTGCTGTTGCGTCTGCATGGGCTAATGCTTTTTGTTTCTCCGGTTCGTTGGCTATCTCTACGGCGTCTGCATCCTCCACGATGCGCTCTTTCGATGTGCCGACGAATTCTGCATAGAGCTTATCCATCACCTCAAAGACGTTAGGTATGGGTTCGAATCCCATAGATCGCACGTCGAAGGTGAAGACGATATGCGGAACTTCTGACAGATGGTTGTCCCGCTCGTCGTTTTTGTCCAGCTGGTTGTATTTGCCGTACTGTTGTGCCAGTTTGGCAATAGCCGTAGGATCCTGCTGGCGTACAGCAATGGCGTAGCCCTCCATAATCATGTTGTTGAACCGCCAACGATGCCACTCCTTGGAGCACATCTGAAGGTTGCCTACGATGGTATGAAGAATTTCGATATCTTCGTAGGCCTTCCGACGGGACAGCGGCGTTCCGTCCTCGTTGACGTATGCCGACATGATATAGTCGATGTACTCGCGGTCCTTCTTCAGCGGGTTCCTGAGCATATAGTTATAGATATCCCGCAGTCTGATGACACGTTGTATCACCTGACTGCTCAGATGTTTCGCCTTCATCTGCTCTTCCGGCAGCATGAGGTTGTCGCTGTATATATCTACGTCAAATCTCATTCGATACTGATTTGTGCTGCCCTGAGCCATTCGTTGGCCTTCTCGATGGCCGTCGGAGAACCGACACTGGCCAGACGCAGCGTTTTCTCATGCAGGTCTTTAGATTGTTCCGCCAATACACGGCGGTACATCTTCCCTGCAGGCTTGAACTCATTCGAGAACTCGGCAACTTGCTCACCATTCAACCCCAATAGGTTCCCAATCTGTTGGGGCGTCAGCAGTAGTTTTGCCAGCTCCTCCGCTTTCTGTAATAATTCCTGTTCCATTCTTTACGTCTATTTCTACGGCACTATGCACGATGGTATCTTCCATCTGTGCCATCAGCTGCTGGTAAACGCTCTTATCCGTCAGGATGATCGTTGACTCAGCACGGTCGCCGTAAGTCTGATTCTGGGAGGTGACGACTGACACCTGCCATTTGCTGTTATGTACGAGCAGCACCTTGGAGTGGTTCTGCCCGAGAAACACATGATCGAAAGCTCCGGTCATCAGCTGCTCCAGCTGGAGAGTCTTACGTGCTGCCCGCTGATCGAGCAGCAGCAAGGCCTTCTCAATCTTTTCTTTGTCGCGCAGTTTTACCATACCATTCAGAAACGGTTCGCTGGTAGAGTAGCTGCTGACAAAGACAGTTGCCCGTCCTGTCTGATTCAATATCCAGTGGAGCAGGCCCAATGTATGCAGCCCCGTACCGAAGTATGCCTGTACGGGCTTATCGGCAAGAGGCTGCAACAGTCTGTTGATGTCTATACCCTTAGGCATCGGTACCGACGTTTATGCCTGCGGCCTTCAGCTTGGCGACGGTCTCAGGCTTGATGTTCTGATGAAGAGCGGTAAGTGTGTCGTAAGCCTCCTGCAGCTTCTGCAGGGACTCTTCCGTCTGCTGCTCTCGCTGGAGCCCACGGGATATCGCTGTGCGGGCATTCTGGACAACCTTCATGTTGTCTATCGTCACTTCCGCATCATCCTGTGACTCCTTGGACTGTCCAGGAACAACGACAAAGCTGTCGTACTTCTTGTAGTTCTGACGCAGCAGCGTGTCAGCCTCACGGAGCGTATGACACAGCTCGTTGCCGTCACAAGGCTGGTAGTCAGGCTTGGATACCATCACCAGCAGCTGGTTATGCAGCTGACGGATTTTCTTCCAGCGCTCGGTGTTGTCATCGTAGAGCTTCTGAATAGCAGCGGGCAGCTGGTCGTGGTCAGCACGCTTGCCACGTACTCCCAGTACCGGAACCTGCGGTGTTTTCTCCTCCGGAGCATCGGCAGGACGTTTAGCCAGCGATTCGCGCACCGCCTTGACGGCAGCGGCATTGTATGCCGGCACCTGGTCTCTGGTCAGTCCACGCTTACGGATATCATAGTACTTTTTCAGGTCTGCACGTATCCATGCCAGCATGGCCTGAGGGCGTTTCTGTGCCGAGTTGTAGATGGCACGTTCGCGGTTGGGGTTACACTGCAGCAACAGCAGTGAACCGTCCCGGATCTCCTGATCCGTCGGATTCTCCTTCTGAAGGAAACTTCCGATTTTCTCTGTGAATATCTTATCCATAATATTAAACTAAAAGGCGGCAGCCAGGCTGATTAAGCCACAGCTACCGCCAGCTTGATTAGAGTTCTACTTACCACTAGACGTTGGGGATGGCTTCCTCCTCACCTGTCGAGCAGTCGATCTGCTTGTTAGCAGCAATCTTTAGCTTACCGGTATAGGTAGGAACGGGGCACTCGTCGTACACCTGGATGGCGTATGTCGTAGTGATAGCACCTGTAGCCTCCGCGCCGGTGTCGCCAGCAGGAGAGGTGTTACACTTGAACATCTCGTTACCCAGCACGCAGAACTTGCCGTCGCGCTGCTGGTACACATAGACGATGTCGTCGTTCAGAGCCTGACGGGCAAAGCCCTTCAGCTTATCGTCTTGGCCGGCAAGAACGGCGTTAGCCTGGTTGTTGACCAGCTTAGAGCCATTCTCTCCCACGGTCTCGAAGGTGACGTTAGATGCCTCGTCCTTCAGATCCAGGAAGTTGAAAACGGCGTCACCTAACAGCGTGAAGTCGCCATCGTACTGAGCGAGCTTCTCCATGGTAACATTCTCGTCGGTTACCTTGGGGAGCTTCGGCCAACTGGCGATATCGTTCTTGTTGACAAAGTAGATACGGCGACGGATGCCGGCCAGATTGCGCTGTCCGGGGCAGGCTTCTACAGAAGCGTAAACCGATTTAGTGTTGCATTGTCCCATTTTATTTACTTTTTAAATTGTTACTAGGAAGGAAGCAGGGGGATTACCCCCGCTTCCGTTAATTAACCCTCACCACCTTCAGCTGCTGCTGACACTACGAGAGCGTAGCTGGCCTTGGCAGGACAGAAGTCCTCGTCACCGGCGAACTCGGCAGTGATGAGCGTGGTACCGGCACCTACCAGTGTCACCTCACCCGTTGCACTGTTGACAGTGGCAACGTCCGTGTTGGAAGACTCGTACTCCAGCGTCTTGCCTGCAGGAACTACCGTTGCGACGGGAGACACAAACTCCTCACCGATGGTAGCGCTTACTACAGCGTTGGGGAATGAGACTGTTGCAGGCTCGACGTAAACGCCGTCGTTGTCCTCATCAGATACCTCACCGGTGATGTCGCCGACCATCAGGAACTCCTTGCGGAGACTGCGGATCTGCTCACCGTAGATACCGGCGTATGCGAACGTCACGCTCCAGGGATCGTAACTGCCGATGTACGGAGCATTCTGCTGGTACATGATGTCGGTACCGAGGATGAGGTTCTGCTTGATGGTGATGTACAGGAACGGAGAACCGCCCATATTGTCCAGCACCGCAAACTCACAGCGGCCGTCGCTGCCCTCGAGGAACTTCTTCTCGAACTCCTTGTTATAGGGCAGAGCACCGTGACGGGTCTGGTAGTCGTCACAGTATGCCATATAGATGTCAGGCGACATGTACATGTAGGCATGGAGGCCCTTCAGCATCTTGTCGGCAGCACGCCAGAACTCCTTCAGCTTCTCCTCAGCGTTGGTGCGGTCGATGGTACCCAGCTTGATGTAGTTGCCCTTAGCAACAGAAATGTTGCCGGCAGCAATCTCCTTGGCAGCGATAGTGCCAAAAGAGTCGAACAGGTCTGCGGTAGTCTTGCCGCTGACGTTACGGACGCCGCCATGGAATACAACATCGTTGATGTGCATACCAATTTTTGCGGCAAAGAGAGTCACCAGCTTCTGGGCAATCATGCCCTTGCTGATTTTCTCACCCATAGCGATGGACTCACCCCAGATGCTATGAAGCAGGGGCATCGGGTCAAAGTCCTTGGCACAGTTACCGGGATAGACCACCAGCGTACGGCCATTGATGGCGTAGTCGGCGTCGTCACGGTTCTTCGTGCTGTAGGGTGCCAGCTGTGCGTCGCCGTCCAGTTCACCGAAGGTAATCTGGTTGCGAACGCCAGGCAGGATGGTGATGTACTTTGCAGTCTTATCCTTCAGAACCTGAAAAGGAATCTGCTGGAGCTGCGGTGCAATCTTCTGCGCACTTTCGCGCAGGTCGTCTCGAGTGATGGCAACTGCCAACTCATCGACGGTCATGTTTTGAATTTCTGCCATGATGTCGTGGTTTACAATAAGGTTGATACTGACTCCAGCAGGCTCTGTGCCGTGGGCTCGTTGCCCTGCTGTGAGCTGGATGACTGAGGATGCTTGGGTGACTTTGCACCAGCCTGCTCCTTGAACGTGTCGAACTCCTGCTGGAGGTTCTGAAGGTTCTGCTCTGCCGTGGCCTTGGCAGCCTCGGCGGTGGCCTTCTCGTCCAAAGCGGTCTGCTTCTCTGCCTTCAAGGTAGTAATCAGGTCGTCCTTGGCCTTCAGCTCGTTCTCGATCTTGTTCAGCTGCTCCTCGTTCAGAACGGTCTCGTTCTTCTCGTTGAGCGTGAAGTCTGTGACTGCCAGCAGTCCACAGACTAGGTTCAGAATGATCTTTTTCATGTTGTTATTGATGTTAGTTGATATGGAAATATGTTCTTCCTCGTTTTTGGGCTCTTCGTCCTTCATGATGTTTGTCAGACTGTTGATGACACCTTTGAGTACGCCAGCGAAGCGACTGCGCTGCTTGCCATCCACCTTTTCAGCATCAGGAAGCTCCGGCAGTCCGAAGTGCTGTGCCAGTCCTTTGTTGGAGAGGTACACGTTCTTGACTGCAGATGCATTCGTCTGGCTTTCCTCGTCGTCGAGGATGCCGTCAGCGATTCCGAAGTCTACG